AAAGCACAAGTTTCAACAGTACTTAGTTGAATTAAGTCTCCACTTACAGCATCTATTCTAACAGTTCCTTGTTGTGGGTTTTCACCTGTCCAAACAATAGCTTGGCAAAGCATTCCTGCAACTAGTTCTGCACCTTGACCTGCAACTACAGGTATGTTAGCTACTGCAGCTCCTGAAGCGGCACCATCTGCATCGTATGCCCAAGCATCTCCCGCAGTAGCACCAGGTGTTATTATTCCTGCAGTTACACTTGCAGTTGCGAAACTTCTATCTGCCCATTTGGTTGGAGCGCGGTCTTCTAAAACTCTAAAGACAGGGTCGTCAGTTGGCATTTTACCAACAGCATTAAGATACGCAAAAAAAGGCGTTTCCTGTGGTGCTAATTTATAAACCCTATCACCAAAATTATGTCGTCTACGCTGACCTTGAGCAGGTTGTCCAGATATTGTTCCAGTAGCTGGAATGATATTTGCGTCATATGATTTAATACTCATATAAACCTCCTATTTTTATTTTAATGATTATTTAATAATGCGAGTCCGATTCTGTGCTGACATTATTCTATTCCAAGTTTCATCAACTTCGTTGACTGCTGGAGGTTGTTCGCCTTGAAGAACTCCCGCAGGGGTTGGCTCTTGTTGTGTTTTACGAACTTGCTCAAACTCTCTTGGACCAGAAGCATTAGATAAAGTATTTACTTTACCATCTGCAGCCTGCCACATCCTGACCAATTTATCGGTCCCTAACTGACTCAATGGTTTATTAGCGAAAGCATAGAAAGATTCTTTGTCTTCACCACTCAACCCTTGCTGAGTCAATTCATTATCGAACTCTTGCAGTTTTTTATCTACCTGCATCTTTTCCTCAAGTTTGCTCTGACTAGAAGCTACAGCTTTCGCTATATTAAGTTGCTCCATTTCTTGTCTGAACCTAAACGATTCGGAGTTCGGGTCATTGTAAGCTTCCCAGGGGTCAAAGTCTTCAGGTGGTTGAATAGGCTCTTCTTCTTTAACAGGTTCTTGCTTTGCGTTACCCAATTCCTTGAGTTGCTCTTGCAATTTCTGATTTTCTGCATACATCTTATCTTTTTCTGATTGATAGTATTTAGCCGATTGTTCCCAATCTGTACTTTGTTCCTTGTTTTGCTCTGCACTCGCAGGTTTGTCAGTCTCTACTGATTCCTTTGTTTCAGCCTGTGCGTTATCTTGCTGTCCTTCTTGAGATGCCAACATTTCTAATTCTGTTAAATTAGCGTTAGTGTCTCCTAGATTTGTAATATCAGCCATTATGATTTCTCCTTAGTTTGACCATTAGCTTGTTGTTTTGCAGTCTCTCTGTCGAGCTTAACTGCGTCTTGAATTTTGCTTACTGCTACTCTCGTATCAGCTTTAGATTGTGATTTCATTTTGTCTAGTTCGCCTTTATACTTTTCGACTTCAGTTCTTTGTCTAGCCGATACTGCTTCTCTTCTAGCTGTTTGTAAATCACCACTTAAATCTTTTATAGTTGCTTCTTGTTGTTGCATCTGTTGTTGCATCTTTGCTATTTCATCCATTCTTTGCATCACACCTTCTTTATCAAATACTTCAGTTTTCTTTAATGCTTCAGTTCTATCAATTAATCCCATTTGGAAAGCTTCCATGTAAATTTGCCACTCTGCCCATTTGTTACTAGGCATAGTTGAATTGCCTACAATTCTAATATCATAGTCACCAACTCTTAATTGGTTTTGCATATCTTGTATTGCACCTGTTTTATTATCTACAAGTTTTTTATTAATCGTATATTCTGTTAAATTATTATTGCCATTAACAATAGAGAATGTTTTCTTAAAATCATAATGTTTTTTAGATAAGTTATATACAACCTTACCAAGTCTTTTTAAAGAACCTTCAATGTCTCTTAACTTACTTTTACTTCTTCTCTGCCCAAAGTCTTCTAGTTGCATTGTTGCAGATGCAGTATTTGGTGCTTCTTTAGTATTGCCTTGTTGCATCTCATAAATACCCATATTCAAATCAATATATCTTTCAGCTTGTTGAGGCAAGTGAAGTATTGATTGGGAAATAGGTTGTGGAGAGGGGAAGTGAGGTTCTCCAAAAGATGCATCGTATTCGATTGTAGCATTAGGATTTGCCCAGTCTCTTTCAAGTTGTTCAATATCCTGAACACTACCTTGTGGTATTAGGAGTTTCAAGCCTGCTGATGATTGAGCATGAGCAGTTAAGAGCGAGTGCATCTTATTTAGAAACCTCTGCATTTCCTTCCCCTTCCTCACATCTGACATTGGATAAGGAGTGTTTGTCCAAATATTTGGTGTAGGTATTATAGGATATATATCAGTATGTAACTGCCTTTGATACAATACTATTTGACCAACACTACAAGTTTCTCTTACTCTTGTTTGTAAAACTTCAACATATTCAATTTGCCCTAGTTCAACAGCACCTTCAAAGTCAGGATTTGTTTCCATCATTTCTTGAAACTTATCATATTCCAAAATCATTTCTTGAGGTGGTTGCTGTCTTTTATCTATTAATCTAAAGTAAGGTACTTTAATTTTATCATAGTGATGCATAACTCTATATTTTTCTCTAGCTGATTTACCCCACTCTGCATCTTTTATTATGTCAGGAGTAAAAGCTTGTGAAACACTTGTTTCCATTTGAGAGGTAGGATAATCTTCATCCTCCCATTGTAATCCTTTGTCAATATACTCAATTAAAGGTTTGTCATAGCCACCTTCAGGAATATCAGAAAGTTGTGGATATTGCATAAGTAATTGTTCTTTACTTAAAATTGTAGATAGTATTATTCCAGAAGCATCGTCAAAATACCTATGCCTAGAGCCTGGGTCTACATAAACACGAAATGGGTCAATCCAAGTAAACTTAACTTCTCCTCTACCATAGTCTGCTTCGGGGTCCATGTAGGTATGAAAATAACCTAACCCTGTAACTGCATAATCATGAACAACTTGTTTAAATACTTCATTACCATCAGATATATCCCAAACATATTCTAACATACCATTCCATACAGATGCTAGTTGACTATCACTATCTTCTCTTGGGTATGCTCTAAACGATGGTGGCTTAGAAGTTATAATTGCTTTAAATTGTTCTATAGCTGAATAAAGTCTATCTGCAACTACATTGCTTTGATTGATAGCCCCTAACGCATCAGACTCTTCTTTTGTCCAATGATTCCCTAAATAAAAATCTATATCTTCTCTAGCTTGGGTATCCCATTTTTGTCTGGAATCACTCCACTTCTTAAAAATGTCTTGTATTTTTTTTGCTCTCGCATCTGTTGGTATTCGATTAGCCAATTATATACTCCTAGTTTCCAATAGGAAGAATATACAATTAAATTATTTAGTAATGCAATACTAAGTTCTTGAGCCTGTCATCCAATTGTAAGCTTTCTGTAATTTACGCTCTTTCTTCTTTTCGCCTTTAAATTGACCTCCAGGTTTTTGATGACCTTGAGTAAATTGCGTGGCTAACCAGAACGCATCAATTATATCATCGTGAGCCCCTTTAGGAAAATCAAGAAGTTCATCAACAAAGGTATTATGTTCTCTTTTTAGATGGGCAGCTTTTTGACTAAACAATGGCTGTAATCCTTCAAACAATCTTACCTTCTTTTTTTGAGTATACCCCTTTATACCTTTTTCAATCCCAGGAAGAAATTGTCCTCTTTTCTTAGACTCTTTCATAACATAGTCTCTTAGCATTTCTTGATAAGCTATAGTCTCTATATTGATTCTGCGTATCGGTGCATACTTTTTACAAATCTTGAATATTTCTTCTGCACAATCCATAGGCAAGACTCTATCCCTCCAGTATTCAATGACATAGTAATCATGTTCTTTAGTAACTCCAACAACCATAATAACACTATAATCACGATGGTCAGCAACAGATGAAGCAGGGTCAACACCAATATAGATATTAACATACTCATTTTTATCATCAGTTTTGATATAGTGACTACCTTTTGAATCATCCCACCTAAGAACGCCTTCATAGAAAGCATCTGTAATATGTTTTTCCGAAAATACTGCATCATCAGGACTCCTTGCTTGGTTCATGTATTCTTGATAAAACTTAGCAGGTGTACCAGAGTCAATATAGAACTTCTTTCTATTCTCTAGTTTAGCCATTGACCATCTAGATTCCCATATAGGTTTGTTGTTCTCTATGGCTTTTCTAGTATAAACATCCCAAGCGTAATCACTACCCTCTTTCTTCGCTTTTGCATAGCCTGTGATAATGTTATTTAAAAAACTATCCCAATGAACAACAGTACCATTACACCATAAGAACCCACCTTTGTCAAAATCAATAGCAGGGTACACTGCAGCTGTTACCCAATTCTTCATATTTATTCTAGCATCAGGTGTTTTAGTATTTAACTCAGATTCAAAATCATCAAGAATAATACCTGTATATCGAGTTGAGTATTGCTTCTTACCACGAAGTCTTTGACTTGCACCCTTACCTAACATTCTGCAACCATTAGATAAGACAATTTCATTCTTTGTCCACTTCTTTCCTTCTAGGTCACCAAAGTAGTAATGAATAGCAGGATTAGTTTCAATGTGGTTTTGCACCCATGCTATGTTATCTATAGCTTGGTCTTGAGCCTCGCCTACCCAACATATAAATTCAGGTTCAGAGTCAGGTTCTTTAAATAAAAATCTATGTAATACAGCACAAGCACCTAAAGTAGATTTAGCATGGTCACGAGGTAATACTAGTGCAAGTTGTTGAACCTTCCTGTCTATTAATAACTTACCGACATCATTATGAAATTCAGGAGTACTACTAGCAAGAAAGTCCTGTGGGGAAAACATCTTCCCAAAAGTAATAAGGTCTCCATAGGCTTGGTGTAACAGTTTCTCA